CCTTTATCACCCTTAGTACCTACTCCAAGTAATGTTATTTCTATAGGTACTGGTGTATTGTATGTTATTTCTATAGGTGTCATCTTGTCACATCCTTTACAACTTGTATTGTCATTGTTGCACTTGAGTTGATTACACCACTGCTACTGTACTGTATATCTGTAAATAAAGTAGTATCAATAGGGAAACTATTAGTATCCAATACTTGAAACAAATATTGTCCTTCTACGCTTGTCGCAGTAATAGTAAACGCTGCAAGCTTTACTTCATTTTCTGTTGCTATGTCTGACTTTATATTACTTGCTTCATTGATAACTGGCTCCCCATTAATGTTTTTAATGTTAGCTAAAAAGGAAAGCGTATCTCCTCTTTTAATTTTAAATGTAGCCATTACTTCACCGCCTTTATATATACGAAGCCATTACTTTGACTTCACCTACTCCAATTACTGTTGTATCTGTGTCTATTGCTAGTCCAGTTATGCCTATACCTAATCCTAGTGCGAATCTATAGCCTAAAGTTCCTAACTCAATAACTGTTACGCTACTAGGGTTAAGCGTTATTGTTAATATAGGTATATCTGTTCCTACTGTTGGTGCGGTTGCTTTATTGTATAGCTTTAAATATCTTGCTGATGCACTTGTGTTACTTGCTACTAAACTGTATAAAGTTCCTGCGGTATTTTTAATGTTTGTTGAATTTGTTGTTGCTGCTGAATTTATATTCCTAGGTGTTGGTGTTGGTAATGCACCTATATTTATCGTTTGATTTGCTGCCATGGTTGCTATAACCCTCATCATGTCGGTTGCTTCTTCATATGCGGGCTTGTGTATACTCATTTCTTTCCTCCTAAAAAAATAAGAGGGGAAATTAATCCCCTCTAGTCTATTTCTTTTTGTCTTTAATTTCTTTAACTTCCTTAAAACCTTCTCTTAAATACAAAGAGTAAAGATTTTCATTATCACATTCGATAACTATTTCTTTACCCTCTACTATTTTAACGAATTTCAATTAGATCACTCCTAACTAGATAATTTTATGGCTATATAACGCATCTTTCTTAGTATCAAGTACAAACGCGTCGTATCTTATTCTACCTTCAAGTAATGCTCCATTGATTCCAGGTGGGTTATCATGTGTTTTGTAATCTTCAAGCTTTTTAACCGCTACTGTAGCACTTGGATGACACATAATGAATGCTACACTAGTAGGCAAGTAAGTTGAAGGAACTGCTACAATCTTAACTCCATCTACCATACCAACCATGCCATTAATCTTCATGTTTTCAGCAACATCAGATGCTAACATAAATGCAGGGTCTAGTTTAAGGAAAGAATAGAAAGCATAAGATACAAATGCTATTCTGCCATTAAGAGGTATTTTCTTGTTACCAAACCATTCTGTTGCTTTAAGGAATTGAGAATAAGCATTTGATGCAGTAATTGCTACTGTTGCAGTTGCTAAGTTTGTTATTGCAGCAGCACTCATTGCAGCTAGTCTATAAACGTCAACCTCTGGAATTATAACTTCATCAGTTTGTATTGCAAGTGTCTTTCCTGCAAGTGTTGCAAGTGGTGTGTCTTGCATAGTCTTTTTATCTATTGTGATCGAATATGCTCTATCTTTTGCTACTACCATTGTTTGAATAGTTGTGCTTTGTTCTGTTGAAGCACCATATCTAGCTGATCCAGTAAGAGTGTAATCTACAAGTGCAGTAGTAGGAACTGTATACACATTAACTGTATTTACTCCACTCCACTCATAATCTCTGTTTACTGCTGCTTCTGTTAAGGACTTTAATTTAAATCTCTCTACTATCTTACCATCATACTTTGCTGCGTAATTCACTGCCATTTATAAAACCACCTTTTATTTAGTGTATAGAGTTGAAGCCTGCCATGAAGTCATCTTCAATAGCAACCTCATCACTACCATGTGTTGCTATGCCTTGCGACATTGGAGCCTTTTTCTTATTAGTTTCATTTTGGGTATATACTTTTAACTTTGCTTTGAGTTCCTTGGCTTCTTGCCTTGTATATGCATCTACTAGGCTTTTGCCTTGTCTAACCTCTTGCCATACCTCTTCTGATATAACATCTTTTGTGTTATCAAACTGTCTACCATTTTCTTTTGCAAAATATTCTAAAAAAGTACGATTGTCATTATTTATAGCTTCTTGCTTCGCTCTTTCAACTTTTTCAGCTTTTCGTTCTTCTCTTTCTCTTCTGCTTTCTAAAAGTTCATTAATAACTTCTTCGGGTAAGTCACTTGCTTGGTATTTTTCTCTTTGTGCTTCTTCCTCTTGTAGTTGTTTCTGTTCTGCTAAAGCTTGATTGTATTGCGCTTCTGTGGTTATTGGCTTGTTATTCCATATAATTTCCATATTTGCATATACTTCATCTCTAGCTTGTTGCTTTGCTTCATTAATCCTTTGTGACACTCTCTGTGTTTCTGTAAGTTCTTTAGCTTTTTCAGTTTCAACTTGTTCAGTAGGTTCCGCGGTACCCTCTGCTTCTGTTTCAACTTCTTCACCATCTATTTGAGGGGTAGCGACTTCCTCGGTAGCATCTGCTACGTCATTATCAGCTATTATAAAATCTGCATAATCTTCATTTGGCATAGTTTAAAATCTCCTTAGCTTGTTTGTGGTGGACGAAATCCCTATAAGCTATATAGTTTTGCAGTCCTTGGGTATTAGCAGTTTAAAGCCATACTAAGGGCATAAAAATAACCCCCTATTTTGTAGGTGGCTTCATTGATTGATTAACTGATTGCTTCATCATTTGAATTACTTGTTTCTCCATAACTTCGGGAGGTAACTTCTTTAAGTTGGCTTGTACTTGTTCAGGTAGTCCTTCAATAAACTGTGCTAGTTGTTCATACTCTTGTTCTTTAGCTTGTTGTTCTTGCCATTCTGCTTCTGCTTGTTGTCCTTGCATCTGTTCCTCTTGCATGCCTTGTTGTTGCATCTGCATTTGTTGTTGTTGCTGCTGCATTTGCATTAACTGTTGTTGTTTAGCTTTTACACTATCTATTAATTCTTGACTTCTATATTCAGCAGGTAAAGCTTCTAAGTAATCTATCATACCGAATAATGGGTCTTTCATTTGTAGTAGTTGATTAAGCATATTGACTTGTGCAACCTCCGACCAGTATGTAGATGCACCTACATCACATTTAACTTTCATCCATAAGTTTTTAAATATAGAGAAGTCAAACATTTCAATGCTCTTTTGTCCATCTTTAGTAATTACTATAGGACGTTCTCCATAATAAGTAGCCATCATGTCTGTAAGTATTTGACCTATACTCTCTACCCACTCATACATATTAGCTTTAGGGTTTTCTAGTGGTATAGAAGATTGTTTAACTGTAGTAGCTATTGCTGCACCTGATGCTTGTTCAGGGTTTATATCTCCCATTATTGCATCATTAATTCCTAGTGTTTCTTTAGTGTACTTTATAGCCATATCTATTACTTGTGTTATTTGATTAGACATATTACCAGGTTCCATGTAAGCAGCAGCGTTCCTAACTGTATCTCCAGGAGTATCCATACTAACACCGATTGCCCCTGCCATTGTATTATTCCATGAAGTTATCTTGTTTTTGTCATAGACAACTTTAGGAAATGCACTCATCATTAAGTGATACATTACCATTGCAAACATCTTATTAATGAATATTTGGTTGGGTATCATACCAGTTGCTAATGCTCTACCATGGTATTGATTCTTTTGTTTCTCCCATGGGAATAGTGCTACTGGATATCCTGCAAGCCCAGTATCTATATCTTTATACATATAAGCCGATTCTGTACATTTACTAACCTTAATGGTTTGTGTGTCCTTGTCGTACTTATAAATGATGATATATAAAGCTTTGCCCCACTCATCTCCTTCTATCTCTATACTTGCCATATCTCCTGCTTGCTCTTGTGTATTAGTATCTGATTCTACCTTGTCACTCTCTCCACCATTCTTTTTATACTGTTTGGCTTCTGCTTTTAAGTTCTCTACCATATCACGACCCGATACTATAATATAGGGTTGTACTTTAGTA